GATAAATGATTAAAAACCCTCCTCAGAGGGCTTTTACACATATTCCAACATTCACATTCGTATTTATCGTATGAGCAGTGCATCCTGACAATAGGATACACAACAATAAAACCTTAACATCGATCGGCACCATGTCGACTGTTTGACCAGCCAATTCATGATGACAGTCGGATAAAAATTGAATCTTTCCATCAGTCATAAATAAATGGCACCGGCTTGCTGGGTAATGATCATTTACAAGTAAAGAAGGTGTAAATGTTGGCTTATCTATATCGCCGTTAAAATCCCAAGTACTGCCATTGTGATGAGCACCTTCTTTCACATGGAAAGGGTGTAAATACTTACATCCGGGACACTTAAACATATAGATGCCGCTACTCCAATATTCTAAATATGGCGTAAGCTCAGTTACTGTTTCTGATTGAGTCATTTAGATCACCACTCGATTAGCAATCCAGCCATAGAAAAACTGTTCCTGCTTTGGATTACGTTCACAGATTTCAATGTAACGTTGCCCTTGCATAATGTTGAGAACTCTTACAAGGACTTTCTCGCCATCTTTCCCTCGTTTGGCCAAGTAAGTTTTGAGAGCTCCTAAAGTGTTAGAACCATAAACTCCATCAATATTTAAATCGGCATATCCAGCTTTACCTTCATTATTCAACAAATTTAAAGCTCGCTGTAAAAGTGGTTGTGCGAATCCAGTACCACAGTTCACACCAGTATCTAGAAGCTCTTCAGCTACTGCAGAAGAAATTGCATTAACCTGGTCAAAGCGCGGGGCTGTCCAGTACTGCTTCTTGTAAATCGCTTTGGCTACTTCAAGCGGCAAATCTTTCATATTGCCCTTATATCCGTTTGCTCGAGCAACTGCTTCAGTAATGCCGTATTTAGTTGCACCACCACGATCTGCGGGATTATTAACATACCCACCTTCGCGTTTAATAAGCTCATCAAGATATTGTTCGATATTCATATCAGTTTCCTTCAGATGTAAAAAAACCGCCCGAAGGCGGCATTTAAAGTTGATTCGTTACTGTTGATTTGAGTCTTCAGATTCTTTCTTCTGTTTATTGGTAGATCCAAAGTAGAAGGCAATCACCGCACTTGATAAACCAAGTAAAGTACCGAGAGACACGTTTAATAAGTCGCGGTTTTTGTCGGGATATTCAATAAAGAACAGGCCAAGAACACAGAGAAATGACATAGCAATAACCATGTATGCCAAATATGTCCGAGTGTTTTCACTATTCATCATTACCACCTTCTAAACGTTTCTTAGTTTGTTCATATTGCTCAACACGCAATTTATGAATCTCGTTAGCACGCTTTTCATCACGCTTTTTGAAATAGAGATTCGTCAGGAAGGTTGCTATACCGATAAAAATCGAGAAGACAACGGCCCAGTCAATTTTTCCAATGAACCCGATCAAGCTCCCCCCTACCACGTAGCCATAAGTGAATTTTGTTGCAGTCGCGGCAGCCGTACTCGCAGCTGCTTCAACTACACTATTTGTCTGATCGTTCATGCATGCCTTCCTCCAGATCTTGGGCATAAAAAAAGCACCCAGTATTGGGTGCTTTAAAGTACAAAAATAAATTAGATTTAATCTTGAATTACTGTTTACCTGTATAGAAATTTTTGGGGTATGGACAATAAATCACTGCCTCATAAAAATAATTAAAGCTTCTTGCGCCAGATGTGCCGGGTATATTCCCCCATTGAACAAGTTTCACTTCGATAGTGTTTAGGCTTGGAAAAGACATAACTGGATAAAAGTTTGCCTCGCCATATGAAACACCACCAGAGCTATATTTCAGGCCACTACGCCAGGGATAAGACATAGTGTCCGATATATACAAATATTCGCTTGATAACTGCTCAGGCAAAGTAATTGTATAAGTTGCTGCTGGGTTATTATATGTATTGACACCTCCGGTCATGATTCCTGCTAATTGCAAATATCCCTTAAGAGCATCAAACACTAGCATCCCTTCAGCATTAAAAACCTGAAGTCCGAATTTACTCGGCATCATTTTAGCAATGGTGTAACTTACTACTGTTCCTACATCACCTTGCTGGTAACCAAAGAGATTGAAGTTAAACCTCCATACACCATTAATTCTAGTTAATATTGAATTTGATCGAATTGGACGCCCTGAAAGCGTCCGAGCAAAAGAAAGAATTTGACTATTTAAACTAGCTAAGAATTTTTCATAGTCAGCATCACCTGGTTCATCATAGTCAAAACCTAGCTCTCTTAAAGTATTGCCTGTCGCTGCTGTAACGGTACCCGACCATGTGTAATCGGATCCTTCCACATAATAGGTACTCTTGTCACGATCAATAAAAGTATCCAAGGTAACATCATATTTTCCCAAAAACTTTGCTGAGTTATATGTGTCATCAATAACGACATTAAAGTTATCGTTTTTAAGTTCAAAATAACTAGCCACGATATCCACCATATCGAATTTTAAATCCTGCTGGAATCATAGGTTCTTTCCACTGCTTTTGATCTAAATACGAGTACTGTTTATGTCGAAACCACAACCCCATAACTTGAAATCTCCAAATATTAGGTGAGGTAGAAATTTGCTCGAAAGCACAACGACATCCTTTTATCTCACCAATTAAAATCGGTTTTGCAAGCTTATCCGGGATTGTAAATTGCCATGAAGCGCTATCTTGATAAGAGTTAATATCGGTTGGATTTGTTACCTCCCCAACCATATGAGAAATTGGCAATGATTGCTTAAATGGCATTAATTGGGCTCCATCAATTGAAGCCAAGAACTGAGCATCCACTAACTTTTCTCCTTAGAAAATGCCGATTTTTACTCGGACCTGATTCAAGTCGTCATAGACTTCAATCTTTTTGCCACTAATAACGGTTCTTGCACCGTTAGGTTTGTTTTCATCTGCAAGGGAGGTAAAAGTGCCAAGATTTGCAGTGATAACACTTAAGTTTTCTGCCCAGATTCGATTAGCATTGATATATCCAAAACTTGCATTGTCAACATATAAACCACGCGGAATAACTGTGCCATTCGGCAGAGTTACAGGCGTATTCTGTAATGTCATCAAGGGTTTTGGCTCTATTCCATCAATACCCACCGGAGTACCAAATTGAATGCAGTCATAGTTAAAAATGAAGGTAGAAGTATTACCATCATTCATTGATCCATGACCGGAAACATGGCCATTCACATCAAACTTTGTAAATTGCTGTGCGTATACGCCATCAACACTTTTTGCAACTGTTTCAATAGAAGCACTATTCTCACCGACCCTAGTTTGTAATGTTTCAGTTAATTTTAAACTAGAAGAAATAGCACTCGAATTTGCCTCGAGCTGACGCTTGAATACAGCGCTGTTCTCATTCATTTGAGCAGAAAGCTGTTCAGTAAGTTTAGCTTGGGCCAAATCCCCTTCGATGCGTGCTGACTGCTCCGTCCATACCCCTGCATAACCACCTTCATTTCCGATCAAGTCAGATTCTGAACCAATTAAAGGTGGATTTAACTGTGCATAAACACCGTCAATACGAGTAGTTTGAGCAACAACCTTTTTATCTACCTCCGTAATATCCAACTTAACCTGATCAAGTGCACCTGTGTTGACCTTATCATTTAGAGCAAGATTAATATTCTTAATTGCTTCAGCATTTGCATTTGAATTATCTACCGCAACTTTTGCTGAATCCCGTACTGTCGCAACAGCCCTGTCATTACTAGCAATATAAGTATCAACCTTTTGTACAGTTGCTTTATCTCCTTCAATCCGAGCTTGTACTTCCTGCTGTGCATATGCTTTAAGTCCATTCAGTTCTGCAAGAGTAGAATCAACTTGCTTACTTACAACAAGATCATTTTCGATCCGAGCTGACTGTTCAGACCAGACACCAGCATAGCCTCCTTCATTACCAATCAAATCGGATTCCGAACCAATTAGCGGTGGATTTACTTGAGCATACACTCCATCCAATTTGGTTGTTTGAACAGTAAGTATTTTGTCCACATCTTTCAGATCAGACTTAACTTGATTTAGTGCACCAGTACTTGCCTTATCTGCTAATTCAATATTGATACTCTTAATCGATTCAGCATTTGCCGCTGATTGCTCAACTGCAACTTTTGCCGAATCTCGGACAGATGCTAAGGCAGTATCATTGCTTGCAATATAAGAATCTATTTTTTGAACAGAGACTTTATCACCCTCAATTCTGGCTTGGACCTCTTGCTGAGCGTATGCACGCAAATCATTTACTTCAACGACGGTTGTATCAATACGTTTACTTAGTGCAAGATCTCCCTCGATCATCGCTGATTGAACAGACCAAGTCCCTGCAAAACCTTGATCGTTACCAATCAAATCTGATTCAGAGCCGATCAATGGCGGATTTAACTGTGCATAAACACCGTCCGTTTTTTCTGCTACAAGTGAAAGATCATTAGCCACAACTTTTATGTCTTGTTGAACTGCTGCAATACCATCATCACTTGATTTTTTAACCGTTTCTACAACCTCAAGAACGCCTTTATCTCCGTCGATAATTTGTTGGGATAAACCATCTTTAGCCTGTTGAATTGCATTTTCACGGTCTTTAACTTCTTGCGAAATTTGGTCTTGTGTAGCTTTTACCTCAGCTTGTCTATCTCTCACCTCTTGTGCGATTTGGTCTTTGGTATTTTTGATATCCTGCTTAATCTCAGGAATCTGAACATCAATAGTCTCAATTTGATCAATCTTAGTTTTTAAATCCTGACTAAGTTGAGTTTCACTGATTTGATCATTCAAGAGCTCCAGAACATCTGTAGCATCGGCAGAAGTTGTCGCATGAGTCCAGTCCGACCAAGGTCCAACATTTCCGATCCGGTCAATTAAACGAGCTTGATAAAATTGAGTTAGGTTTGGCTGCAAACCTTGAACTGTATGTGTAGTCGTCGGATAAGCGAATAAGCCCAATTGAGCAATATTGCTGGTACCATCTGGCGATACACGAATTTCAGTATAAGCAGTGTCAAGTGCGCCTGAAGATGGAAAGCCCCAATCAAGTTTGATACCAAACAAAATCCCTGTCGCTTGGATAAATGCCAATTTTGGCGGTAAGCCTTGCTTTCCAGTGAGCTCTGTCAAAACTGAGTAAACAGGTAAAGAAGCTATCTCAAATGCTGAAATCGCAGTTACACGTGCTTGATACTGCCCCGCATAAATACCAGGAACTTCGACTGAATTATTGCCGGTTATTGGAAGCTTAATCCAACTGCCATCATCTTTTCGCCACTCAACTTGGTATTTAACGGCTCCTTTTGCCTGCGTCCAAGACACAATCATTGTCGATACATTGATGCCTTGATCAACTCGACTTTCACTTGCAACAACTACATCTGATACAGGATCCTGAAGAGATGGATTCACAATCGAAATCGGAACTTCATCAAATAAGCCCCCTTATCAATTGCATCAAACTTAGCAGGATTATATTGAAGTGCGGTCACTGAAAATTGATGATGCTCTTCTTGGATAATAGAAATCACTCGAAACTTCATTGTTGCTAAGTCTTGAGCATCCATTACCCACACATTTTGAGTAGCAATAGCGTCAAACTCATGAGTAACAGTAACAACTCGACCAGAGATAGATTGAACAATACGCGCTTGAGCCTTTCCATCCTCACCATTAATAATCAGTCTGTCACCGGCAACTGCAACCACATCATCACGATCAAGCGTAATGCTTTTACGATCTGCAGAGATTTTAGAAACACGTCCACCATTTGCTCGGCCAGCGAACAATGGGTCTGCAATTTCAATTACTTTCCCTGGTAAAGGGATATAACCGTCTAGACCAACTTTAAAGCTAACTGTTCGGGTTTCTAACTGTTCAGACTTTAATGCCCACCATCCTGCTCGCTGCGCTTGTCCACGTGAAGTACAACCCCAAGCGTCAAGTTCTAAAATACGAACTTGGCCAGCTTCAGTAATCGCTTTTTCATCCCGAACAAATTCATATTCAGTCTTATAGTGATTGGCGGGGTTGTCCCATGCAATTTTTACAACATTGTGCCTGTCTCGAGCACGAGTACCTGCATATTCAAATGCGCCATCGATAACATTGGCACGTGTATAAGTGAAGTACGTATCTTGGGGAAAATCAGCATCACAAATAATGCTATTACCATCCCAAAACGTTATCGCACGAAATACACCAGCCAACTTAGTTAAAATCTCAAAGGCACCTTCGGCACTCTGAAGATAAACATTACAAGTAAAGCGTGGTTCCTGACCACCAAGTCCATCTGGCACCATTTGGTCACAGTATTGTGCCAAGCGATATAAAGACCATTTATCAACCATTAGCGGGGTTAATCGGTCACCCAAAGCATAACGGTCTACGGTGCATATATCGTAATAAATCCATGCCGGGTTATTAGAATATGCCTCTTTGAAAGTACCGTCCCACATCCCAACATATTGTCGTGTAGCTGGATTGTAGTTAGTAGGAACCTTTAGAATTCTTCCCTTTGTATCTGCAGCAACTTTAGCAACGTTTCCAAAAGTCTCGGCATCATATTGAAGACCAAGCAAAGCCGTATTTGGGTAACGTAATTTCGCATCAATAACTTCGGTTACTGCAGAAATATACATCTTGTCGCTGATAAATTCAGAAGTGGAATTAGGAGTAAGACGGCGCACACGAACAAGCCATCCAGAATCAGCTCGAGGCAAATCAATGCGGTGTGCTCGTTCGTAATTAGCAGATGTTTTATCTGAAATCTTTGTTTTTAGAACTTCAGTCCAGATTCCCCCGTCAGTCTGTAAGTCAATTGCATATTCAATTGTTACACCTGATACATCACCATTTGTGGCATCTTGACTTCGTAATGGCCCCCATTTCAAGCGTAAGCGAACCGCATCAAGATCAAGATTACTAAAAGCGCGGACCCATGGCGTTTCGGACTTCAACTCAACATCGATGGCGGTTTCACTTTCAACTGCTGGAAAGCCCTCAATGTATTCCTGATCATTAGTGCCTCTTCGAAAATCAACTTTTACATTTTCAAAGTTAAAACTTCCGTCTGCATTTTGAAGTGGAGTTTCTTCTAAATAAATTGACTGGAGGCCATTTGCTAGCCCCTCAATTTCTCCTTCAGCTAATCCATAAAGGACTTTAATATATGTTTTCGACTGTGCAGAATCTGGAGAAATTACGGGTTGCCGTTGTTTTTTACTTCCCTTTTTTGCGCCTACTACTGCATTCATAAGAAATCTCACGCAATAAAAAAAGGCGCTAGAAAGCGCCTAATTAATAATTTGAATTTACATCTGATCTTCTGGATATTGACCAGCACTCACAATAAATCCACCAATCTCACGTTGCCCATATAAAAGCGGTACAGGGTTACCTTGAGCAACCGTTGTTACGGCTCCGCCAAAGCCTTTATTCGCTCTGTTTCCATCTTGGTTTTGATCTTGAGTATTATCGATTTTAGGCATTAACATCATGGCAACTCCCCCGAGCATCATCCCAATACCCGAGCCAATCAAAGCAGCTCCTAGTGGGGCACCACCGCCCAATGTACCTACCGTCACCAAAACACCTACGACGATTAAAACAGCGCCTAATACTGTCTGCAGAATTCCACTATCTCCTCCAGCACCAACTACGCGTGGAACAATATGAATAACCTCAGCTTCAGTATTCATATCAAGCTGTTCTTCTCCGATATTATCGCCGGTAATGAGCCGCTTAGTTTCGTGGTCATAAATTGCAGGACGCTTCTTGCCTCGCTTATTACTTGAGTTCTTACTTTTTAAAAACACAGCAAAGCGTAGACCCTGCTCATGTGCATGTAACATAAAATACTCAAAGCCAGCGATCTGGACAGATAATGCACGCATGGCTTCACGTGTATTTACGACATCGAGCTTAAATTCACGACCGAATTTTTGCCCCAAGATGCCGTACAACTTAATTGTTTTTAACATCTCTATGCCTCAAGATTTTAACAGTTCTGCTCGCCCACTGCTGTCCGTAGATTTCACGCACTGATTTGCGGTTATATGGATGATGAAGAATTAGAGTTGAACCAATACAAATTTCTGTTTGTTCACTCTTCAGGTTTCCATTATCACCGAGCCAAACAAGCGCATGATTTGGGTGCTCTGTACGTCCGACACGGCAAATCAACATGTCACCAAATCGAGGACTGTCAACTTCATAAAACCCAGCTCTTTCATAGTTTTCTAGGTAAAGTGAGGGGTGATTACTCTCTTCCCACCATGCGTCCTTTCGCTCAAAATCCATGAGCTCTACACCTAGCTCACGACTATAAAAATCACGAATAAGCGCATAACAATCTTGCCACCCATGAAAGTAATTGCGCCCCACTAAAGGAGCGCGGTAGCCATATGGTTCATATACGGCGAAATCAAGTTCTGGGTATGAACAAATAACCCAAGGTTTTTTATGTAATTCAATTTGAATCAAATCCAGTTCTGAGGCTCGTGTGGTCCCATCAGGATGGGAATGAACATAAGCCAATATTTCACCTTGATCTTCAGCATTGGCTAAATCCTCGGGATGAATTTCAAACTGATCTTGCTTTTCTGAGATATTGCGACAAGGGATATATTGCTTGGCCACGATCACACCGCAACACTCTCGCGGATAGCATTCATCTGCATGTGCCATGATTGTCTTTTTGATTTTTGCTGTAAGCTTCATAAAACCTCACAATAAGCTTGAAGCCGGGAACCCACCAAACGGCAATGGTTTATTTTCACCAAATCGTAAGCGGCAAGAACGTAAACGCCCACCGCATCGATCAAGTGCTGGATTATCAGTTGCCTCGTCTTTATCGGTGAACATTGCAACCCCTGTGTAACCACACTCTTCGCCCCGATACTTCCCCATCATGCACCAATGGCATAATGAGGTAATTTGGCGAACAGGGATTTTATGACCTTCAAAATCGATAGGATTAGATAACTCGAAAGCGACTTGTTGAGCGTTTTCGGATGTCTTTTGCTCGATGTACCAGATTTGCTCTTTTGATTCATTCGATGCGGTTGGGTTACCTACTGTAAAGTTTTCGGCATCAAGATATTTTGCAAGAGTGGTAATGACTTTAAGCTTTGCACCGACAAAATCCTTAAATTGCAAACAATATGCAGAAACGGCGTTTTGTATGCCATTAATATTGTTCGCCATGTTCAACGTTGGTGCTGAAGCTTTACCATCTGATCGCATTTCAAGACCAGATACTTCCAAAGCCATGGGCTCAAAAACTTGTCCTTGCCAGACAATATTTCGATTCCAAACTTTTTGATCCCCAGCATCGAATATCTTTCCAATACTTCCTGAATCTGCACCGATCAATCCTTCGGAACCAATTGACGTATAAATTTTTTCCCAATCTTGAAAAGCGATATGCCCGTGGAAACGTAAAATGCCAGCACCTAAGTTGCTGGCATCTAGTTCATACAAATGGATTAATCCATCCACATATAGTTTCTGAAAATCACTATTCAGACTCATGAATTACCTCGTCAAAAATAGGATTTCCGTCTTTATCCACAACTTGAACATCATCAAAAACAGGATTTCCTTCACCGTCAACAGCTTGAACCCATTCAAAAACAGGCTCACCATTTTCATTAATGACCGGTTGATTCGACAAAATAGGCGTACCGTTTTGATCAGTTTGAATGTGAGTTACTGGCTTTTTATAATTCTTGCCATCCACAATTACAGCTTTTCCTTCATCATCAAATAAATCTTCGTATTTAGTGATATAGGTCAATTGCGGTGCATATTTTACTTGCTGGACCATCCGCGGTTGCTTTTCAGTACGTGGAACTTTTCTAACAATCGTTTTCTTAACCGTGTTTAGACGAATATCAATCCAACGCGGCTCATCATTAACATTATTTGGAATATCTATAGGGGCATCAAGATTTGCAACAATATCGCCTTCTTCATTTAGCTTTTTCTTATATGTCTTAATTTCAAGATCACCATTTTCTAAAGTTTGATATTCAACCGCACAAATCTTATTACCGTGGGTGTCAGTTGGAATTTCAATCCACCATCCTTCTTTAGCAAAACCAGATGATCCCTTAACAAGGTAATGACCAATGCCTAGTTTTTCAAAAGAGAGAGGCTGTTCAGCAGCTTCTTCATTGGGTTCAATTTTATCTGCAAACAATTTAACAACTGGAGACGCATTTTTTAAAAATCCATTGGCATCTACTGTTGTATTTGAAGAAGTTCTGAAGAAATATTTTGCAGTAAAATCAGATGATCCGTCCGTCCAACCTGCCGCTTTGACATCTCCGCTAAATGGTCCAAAAGAAACAGCAACGTTTGTATCTTGTGTCTTCAAATAAAGAGTAGGCGCATAAAGTTGGAATACACTGCCACTATCTGCCCGAAAAATTCTAGATTGGTTTTGGACAATATTTTTTACATCACTTAAAGTGTTTACATTTAAATGTGATGTACCCATGTAACCAAAACCAAAAGCACCAACTTCCATTAGATTGCCGGCTTGAGTCCCAACCAAACGGCTTGCTGCATGGGTATTATTCGTAAAGTTTTCATTCATTTTTGCGCCAGTAGAGCGGAATGTGTCACCGCCTGCGCCAGTCGGTGCCGTACCTAGATTTACTGTTTGAATCGTCATTTTCTTACTCGCATAAAAAAGCCCCTATTAAGGGGCTATGAGATAGTTAGTTGTTAAGGGTAAAAAACTTGGGTGAACGTTGTGGAAATTTGCCAAGTGTCACCGCCAATTTGGCGAGGTTGATATTCTGGACTAGTTTTTACCCGGACTTCACCGTCTAGTGGTGAATCCCAAAGAAATGAGTCCGCGCCTTTGTGTCGATCAAAGAATTCTTTTATCTGCATGATTTCTGCTTTGTATGCAGTTCTTTGATATGTCCACTCACCAGCTCGGTTATTGATGCCTACAGCAATGTTTTGTTCATAACCATCACCAAACTTAGAAGACAAAGTATTAAAACGTTGAGTATTACTATTCCCGTCTAAGTCACACTCAAATGTGAATTTAAGATCACTCATTTAGAAAGTAAGCCTCCTTGTCGTTGCTCTTGCCGGATAATCGTTCTAACAGCATTGCCAATCATTTGACCAAGCTGCTTCGAATCATTTTGGGTATCGGTTTTACTTGAACCATCAGCATTAACTGTCACATAAACATTGATTGGTATATCACTCGAACTGCTTTGAGTTTGATTTGAATTAATCGCATCAAACTGTCGTGCCTCCCGTCGTGTTGCTATAACGTCAGTTGTGTTGTTAGAAACAAAACCTCCATTTGCATAACCACTTGGTTTGCTCTGGCGCATGCTTTCAACAACGCTAACACCGCCCCAGCGTTTAATATCTTCTTGGGACCAAACAACCTCACCTTTATGAACAATCCCTGCAGGAGTGTGTTTAAGGCCGTTCCCTGTATAACCACCGTCTGCAAATCCTTGCGGGGTCGCAGCTTGGATAAGAGATACAAACGTACCTGATTTAATTGTTGCGATCGCTGCTGCTGCCGCTTTTTGGTACCATGTTCCTGGCTCATTTGCGTAAGCATCTGAAGCGGCTTTCCACATGTTCATACCAGCCTGCGCCAAAGCAAATGCGCGCTGACTTTCATAAAGAATGCGGTAAGCACTTGATGACTCACCAAGCATATTTTTAAACATGCCAGCCAAAGCCCCTGTGACACTAGCTCCATAACCCAACTGGAGATTCATTGAATCATTTTGATAAGTAGATTCAATCAGTTTCAAACGCTCAAAGTGTTCTTTCATGATTTGTTCACGTTGTGCATTCAAAGCCACCATATTTGCATTTGGATCTTTAGCTTGAATATCGAGTGCAGCTACTTGAGTATTTGCTAAATTTAGAGATTGGGCCCTCCGATCGGTGCGCGTTTGGTTTAGTTGGTATTGCTGACTATTACCAGTCATATCAGCTTTAGTCTGATCCCAATTTTTACTAGATTGAAAAGCCTTATCTAGAATCTCTAAACGTTCTTGCGCCTTAGATAAAGATAGGCGTTCCCGTCGCTCTTCTTCATCCTTAGTAGTTAATTCAATCTGTTCCCGTTCAATACGATACCTCTCCTTAATGGCATCAACTTCTGAATACAAGAACTGTCTGGCCTGAAATAAACGTTGCTGTCGAGCTATCTGAATTAGTGCTAATTCTTGCTGCAGTTGTTTTGCAAGTAGATCTACTGCCGCTTTTCTTTGTTCCTTTGTTAATTCTAGATCGTGAGCAGCTTCAAACTGACGTTTTGCAAAACTGTCTGTTAAAAGCTGTTCTTCTGTTTTTAAAAAGTCACGGTAAGAATCTAGCTTAGACTTTGTGGCTTGCTCTGCAATTGCAATATCATTATCTGCACGAGCCCGTAGCTCAGCCTTAATTTGCTCTTTACGCTCAGGACTAAAATTAGCTTTATCAACATCGTCAAGCTTTCTAGCAAGATCATTTCTAATCTTAGTAACTTGATTGGCAACTTCATTTTCAAGCTGCATGCGTATTTTTGCCTGTTCTTTTGCTAATTCAGTTGTGTCTTGAAGGAGTTTGTCAAAACCTTTAGAAGAAATGTCACCTGCAGTGTATCCATTTGCACCAGCAACATACCCCTTAAAGTCGTTCCAGTATTGGTTGTTATATTTTCCAATGCCTTTACCCTTTTGGACATTGCCTTCACCAGCGTGATAAGCACGGACTGCTTTTTCTAAATCTCCCTTAAAAAGTTTTAAAAGGTAAGACATGTACTTACCTGCACCTTCAGCAGACTGAGCTAAGTCATAACGGTCTTTTACACCATATTGCTTTGCAGTACCTTCTAGAAACTGGAACCCACCAGTTGCACCTGTAGACTTGTTGTAAGCTCTGGCATTACCACGTGACTCAATCATATGGATTGCAGATAAGGTGCCAGCTGGCAAGTTGTACTTAGACTCAATGCCAGAAAAATTGTACTTCGCTGCATTAGCTTGAACTTTTGCATTAATGCTGAGTACTTTTTGCTGTTTTTCTAGCTCACTTGTATGTTTTCGCTCGGCCGCAGTTAGCTCATCCTTTTTGTCTTTAAGTACATCAAGGGCCTTTTGAGCTTGAGCAACTATATCCATTTCCTCTTTAGTGACAATTGCAGTTGTACCAGGAGGTGCTACCGCTTGCTTAGCTTTTTGCAACTCAATAATCTTTTTAACCGTTTCCTCACTGTATCCAAGATTTAATAATGCTAGTTCTTCATTCGATTTAAGTACTTCAGTACGAAGACTATCGAAATAGCCCTTTTGTGCTTTAGCAGCACGATCGGCTGCGTTAGCATTACTATGCAATTCATCTGTATTACTCTTTACTTGTACTGCCGCATTCTGTGCTTTGTTACCTGAAAGACTAACTTCAACACCGAATAGTTTTAGCTTTTCTGCAGACAACCCAGCTTTGGACGAATTCTCATCATATTGCGCTGCTTGTGTTTTAAGATTTTCATACAGATCTGTAGGCAATTTAATTTTATTTAAACGCTCAATGGCTTCTGAATAACTGATTGTTCCTGTTCTTGCATCCTGGGAAATCTTTTCAACTTCCTTATTCCCTCGTGCATAGTTTTCGATATCAATTAAAGCAGCACCGACCGCAAACGAGGATTTTTCTAATGCTTCATTTTGAGCCTTGAATGCAGTAGTTAAATCATTAACAGCTTTTGTCTTGTCATTCCCAGATAATTTTTTTAAAGCTTCATCTGTTCTTTCCGCAACTTTTGCCTGTTCTTCAAGTTTTTGATTTGCTTTTGCTGCTTTATCCTGGAAATACATATAGCCAGCAGCTAAAGCCGTAATTCCAAGTGTAATTGCACCTATTGGTCCACCCACCAGACCTAAAGCTCTACTACCTAAAGTGGCTACTGTTGTTAATCGAGATTGAGCTACGGAATAAGCTGTTGTCGCAATGGTTGCTTCTTTTACAGCAATATTATGGGCAATTTCAGCAGCGGTTAGTCTTTGAATCGCCGCTGCACGTGCATTTGCACTCAATGCTGCATTATATTCTGCTCGAGCTAAACCTACTTCTGTGAGAGTCAATGCAGCAGATTGTCTTGCTCGCATTGCTTCTACACCTAGTAACTGTACCTGAGATTGTGCCTCTGCAAAATTAGCTGCTCTTTGTTGAGCAGACGCGACGATACTAGCTTGAACGGCGACTGTTTTAGTTAAGATAGATTTTGTTATTACGCCAATTCCAACAACTATTGCACCATCAATGATGACATTCAGATTATTGCCAAGTAACTGAATACCACCAGCTAATGTTTGTGCTGCTCCCGATCCTTTCCCAGCTTCTCCAACAAACTTTGTGACTTGATTATTAAGAAGTGTCAGAGACTGCCCGATAGTAATATCAGTTTTAGCGAATAATGCATCAACATCATTCTGAACATTTTTAAGTGCTTTAACGATCTCCTGTGAAGTAATTTTTCCTTCAGCAGCAACAGAACGCAATTCACCAACTGTGATACCCATACCCTGCGCAATTGCTTTTGCTAAAGCTGGTGTTTGCTCCATTACAGAGTTCAGTTCTTCGCCACGCAAAGTGCCACTAGCCAAAGCCTGCCCGAACTGTACTAAAGCAGCATCTGCTGCTGACGCGCTTGCACCACTAATTGCAACAGCCTTAGAGACCGTCTCAGTCAAACGTGCAGTGTCATCCATTGTGAGATTTAGCGTTTTAGCATTGTCACTAAAACGCTGGTAAACCTGTAAAACTGAATCCCAAGCTGAATAAGTTTTTTGAGCGATATTGAAAGTGTCTTCAGTTGCTTTATTTAGTTCAGTTTGGTTTTTAGTAACAAGCTTTAGACGGTTTTGAAGTCCAGTGTAAGCATCCATTTTTGAAACAGCTTCACCCGCAGTAACTAACCCAGCCATATAACCTGCAAGTGTTCGTGTTGCTACCGACAAGCCATCCATGGACTTAGATGCGAACTCACCTTTACGTTCTATGCTATCGAGTTCATTGCCTAGATTACGCGCATTACGTTCAGCATTTTTTGAATCTATGACAATTACTAAACGAGATTCTTGTGCCATACCACTTTTCTCCAGGCAACAAAAAACCCACTCAATGAGTGGGTTTTTATCTAACTAAACTTGTAATACTTTAGGTTAAATCATCCCTAAAGCACCTTATTCTTTAATCTTATTCATCAAAGCATTTAAAGTTTTTACTGGCTCACTAGCCTGCCCTTTTTCAGAATAAAATGAACCTTCTCGATAACCTTTAGAAACCGTAACAATTCTGAATTTTACATTTTTACTTTTTAGCATTTTCTCTATGTAAATCTTCGGTAATACAACTACTCCAGTAGATTTCCATAATGATCCCCCCATATGCACTGATTTAGTGGAATCAATTGAAACTTTAAAATTCTGAATTTCACCGTCTACATTAAAAGAAATACTTTCTATTAAAGAAGATATGTCGCCAAGACTAAACGTTAATCCAATATTATCTGGGTCCGCGCTTGTCCAAACCCCTCCAAATGAAACCGAGCTTAAAACTGTTGGT